GCAGGGTCATATTCTGGAACAGATAACTGGCATTCGCTTTCAGGTATCTCAGCTGATCTCTGGCCGTATATGACACCTCTCCGTCCTTATTACGTTCTGCGGTAAAAATATACCCTTTAAACATCTTTACCCCTTCCACGGAAAACTCTACGGAGCTCCCTTCCGGAATAGCGACCCCGCTGTCTTCCAGACAGGTAAAGGTGAGGGAGCCCGGTGTATCAAACCGCTCTGTTATAAGTTCAATTTCCCGGGCTGTGGTCGCGTAATCTGTAATTACTGTCTGTGTGGCCCCACCTGGAGCCGGTCCCGTTGTCTGGACCTGTAATGTTATACTGCTCATACGAATCACCCTGTTATCTGAAGCTGGCTTTCCTGTACCCATCCATAAGAGCCAACATGAACCGGATAAGGATTTCCGGAGACAATCCGTGTCACGGTAGTGCTTATATTATTCGCTGTACCATGAGGCTTTCCGCCGTAGCTGTCATAACAGTATTCCCCATTTACCACTACAGACGCCCCTACCCGCAGCACCGGCGTTTCCACTGCCCTCTGCTGCTCTGTGGATGCATCGCTTTGAACCGGTTCTCCTCCGGACGCCGGAGGCGGGGTTGTAACGATGCTGACGGTTTGCGGAGCGTAATCCCTGTACTCCTGCAGCTCCAGCGAATAGTACATATCTCCCGGCTCTCCACCCTTATCGGTAGTCTCGAATTGACTGATAATACAGCGCATATTTGTATCGTACAGATCCGAGCGGCTGATAATAAGCCGCCCCTTCTGTTTGCTCTTCATTGCCTTACTGATCTGCTTCTCATACCACTGCGGGCTTTTTGCGCCCTTATTGATATAAGGATCTGCACTATTCTCGCCAGGGAAAAAGCCTTTCCAGGAAACTTCTCTTAAGCCTGGCCGCTTCTGCACAACAACCTCTCCCACGCCGATGATA